GGAAATGGCCAGGAACTGGCAAATGGGGCCCCGGTAACTGACAATTTTCAGCCCGCAGCGGCATAAAATAACTTGACAGACTAACGTGTTAGTGTATATATTCCGGTAAATGGACAAGAAATACGAGTCCCAACTCTTTGAAATGCTGGCGGCACAGCCCAAGTTCAAAGAGTGGTTACAGGACGAACTTGACAAGAAAATTACGGTTCTCATCCAAATGGGTGATGCGGAACAACTGAGACGTACCCAAGGGTATGCACAGTGTCTCCAAAACATCATTACCAAGTTGGATGAGACGATGGTGCGCAAGCGCTAACGGTTTACCCCCCTTAACGGCAATGCCGTAAGGTTTTTAACCGACGTGCTCATGGCACAGGAGAGTGAATATGGCATTGCCATCACAGGTTCAAGCTCAACTTGACCAAGCAGACGCTTTACTAACGAGCATAAACGCTCCGCCGGAAGCCAGCTTAGACCAAACAGCCGAGCCAGGAAATGTTGATGCGGGCGTAGCGCCCGTGGCACAGGTTGCAGTTGCGGTGGAACCCCCACCCAAACCCGTAGATGAGTGGGAACACCGCTACAAAAGTTTGGACGGGATCGTTCGTGGCCGGGACACAAAGATTGCTCAGCTCTCGGCTGATTTGGAGCAGACTCGTTTGGAGCTCCAGCGGCTGAGTGCGGAAAAATCCAGCAAACCTGAGTCAAGCGCTAGTAGCCCAGAAGATGTTGAGATGTTTGGGGCAGACCTAGTGGAGATGGTAAGGCGCGTCAACCGGCAAAGTCTGGGGAGCGTGGCTGAAACCATTGACAGTCGGCTAAAAACGCTTGAGCAGCGAGTTGAAGGCACCGCAGAGGCTGTTGCAACCAGCGCTAGTGAAAAGTTCATAGCAACCCTGGAAGCATCAGTACCTAATTGGGATTCGATTAACCAAAGTGACGGCTTTAAGCAGTGGCTTGGTGAGGAAGACCCGGTGTATGGCGTACCCCGCCAAAGAGCGCTGAAACATGCGGAAGACACGCTGAACGCCGCTAGGACGATCAGGATTTTTCAGACTTTTCAAGGAAGTTTGGCTCCTGCCGTCATTGCCCCAAAAGTCAACAGCTTGGACAGACAAGTGGCTCCACGCGCTGTGGCTTCAGTTGCGCCAACGGGACAGGACTTGCGAATCATTACGACCGCCGAGGTGGATTCATTTTACCGGGACGTAGCGCAAGGGAGGTACCGAGGGAACGAGGCAGAGCAACAGCGCAGGGAGATTGAAATTAACGCTGCCCTGAGCGAACAACGCATCCGATAGGATATTCGCCATGGCAGCCCTGAAATTAGGGGTTTACCATGGCATATCCAATTAGTTCGAGTAGTTCTGGCAATAACGTCAACTACACCACCAATCCCACGTACGCGGGTACGTTCATCCCAGCGGTTTGGTCCGCCAAGCTGAACGCTAAGTTCTACGCTGCATCTGTTTTTGGGGACATCTCAAACACCGATTGGCAAGGAGATATTAGCGGAATGGGCGATAAGGTCACCATCAACCTAGCTCCGACACTAACCGTGTCTAACTATGTTGCGGGAACCGCGCTGAGCTACCAAGTCCCTGTGCCCAGCACATTGGACTTGTTGATTGACAAAGGCAAGTACTTTGCGTTCAACGTCAATGATGTTTTGGAATACCAGTCCAAACCAAATTTGATTGACATGTTCAGCACCGATGCGGCAGAGCAAATGCGCATTGCCATCGACAGCACGGTTGTTTACAACACGTTTTACGGCTCGGATGCGGCAAACAGGGGCGTGACGGCGGGGAAAAACTCTGCGTCGTACAACCTGGGTAGTGACGCAGTGCCCATTACGCTTACCCCCGCGCTGGCGCTCCAGAAAATTTTGGAGCTGTCTTCTGTGCTGGACGAGCAGAATGTGCCTGATGCCGGCCGTTGGTTGGTGTTAGACCCGTATACCCGTGCAATGCTGATGCAATCTAACCTGTCGCAAGCTCAGTTTATGGGCGATACGACTTCAATGGTTCGCAACGGCAAGATCGGCTCCATTGACCGCTTTACGGTGTACGTCAGCAATCAGCTCCCCAAAGGAGCTGCTTCTGCGGCTGCGTGGATTTCTGGCGACGGTAGCGAGAACGCCATTGCGTCCGGTGCCAGCGGGGTAAAACGTCGGGCAATCATAGCGGGCCACAAGTCCGCCATTACGTTTGCCTCGCAGATTACCAAGATGGAAACGGTGCGGAACCCCAATGACTTTGGAGACTTTATTCGTTCGCTGAACGTGTTTGGCTACAAAGTCGTTAAGCCAGAATCCCTGGCTACCCTGATCGTTGTCTAACGTGTTAGTGTGGTAAGCTACCCCAGTTCTTCGCGGAACTGGGGTTTTTATTACAAGGGTTTATGGCATCAATCGATGTTTTTTTGTCTCGGCTCATGCCATCCGTAATAGGCTGCCCGGATGTTCTAGCACGTCAGGCGATCCTAGATTCGGCGATTGAGTTCTGCGAAGAGACCCAAATCATCCAAGTGATCAGCGAGCCACAGGACGTGACAGCGGAAGTCGGTGTTTATGACTTGGATTTACCTGCCGGACAAGGTGTTGTCGCTACACTAAAAGCGTGGTACGGGACAAATCTGCTGGGGTCTACTCCAATTGCCCAGGTCAATAATATTTTGGCCTATGTAGGCAGCGCGGGAACGCAAAGCCCTGTTTTGGGAACCCCAACCAGTTTCTTTGAGTTTTCCCCAGCGGTGATTGGGCTGTACCCCATTCCTGATGTTTCGGGAGCGGGCATGTTCAGCGCCAGAGTTTCCACTAAACCGCTGCGCACCGCCACCGTGATTGACGATATTTTGTACCAAGATTGGGTAGAAGCCATTGTTGCGGGGGCCAGGCAAAGAATTCACGCTATTCCCGAACAGTTTTTTAGTTCGGACGCGAAGGCCGCTCAAGCTCAAGCGCAGTTTAGAAGTCTCGCAAGTAGAGCAAAAAACGCAGGGACAAAAGGGCGCGTTGCCAGTTCACTGTACGTTACCCCAGTTCGTTTTGCATAGTTTTAAGGAAAAATCATGGCTTTAACCGCTCAATCTATTGTCCAGCGCGTGGTTGGGATGCTGCAGGACACTACCAGCATCCGCTGGCCCGTCAACGAGTTGGTGCGCTGGCTCAATGACGGACAGCGCGAAGTCGTGGCCTACCGGCCTGACAGTATGAACACCACGGCCACCATGACGCTGAGTGCTGGCACGCGCCAGAGCTTGAGTAGTGCCACAGCCAATGCGGCGGGCACAGGCCCCATGGCGGTCACCCCGGCCAAGCTCTTGGAGATCAGCCGCAACATGGCGGGCACGCTGAGCGCGGTGCGGCTTGTGGCGCGGGAAATTCTTGACGCGCAGACACCAGGCTGGCACAGCTTAACGGGAGTTGCTACCGTCTTGAACTACACGTTCGATTCCCGCGATCCGAAAACCTTCTACGTCTACCCGCCGGCCACCACAGCGGCCAAGCTGGAGGTGATGTACGCGGGCTATCCCACGGATGTGGCTGAGCCCGCTGACGGGGCGCTGTATTCGGCGGTGGCGGGGAACATTTCGATCCCAGACATTTACGCCAATGCGCTGCTGGATTACATCCTTTACAGGGCCTATAGCAAGGACAGCGAGTACGCGGGCAATGCCGCGCGGTCGCAGTCGCACTATGGCGCGTTCGTGAACACCATGGGGGTGGAGGTCAAGGCTACTGTAGCAGCCGCGCCGCAAATGAAACCGGGAACAGGGAGTGGTGGCGCATAAGCTGTTTTATGGTTTGGTTTTTATTTTCACTTTTACTTTTAGGAGATTTTCATGGCACTTAATACACAAATTGCTGACGCAACTGTCAACGCACAAGCCGCCGCTTTGGCGACTCTTTGCAATACTGGTCTTATCAAAATTTATGATGGCACTCAACCTGCCACGGCTGATACTGCCCTGTCTGGCAACACGCTAGGTGTAACCCTGACTTTTGGTGCAACAGCGTTCCCCTCTGCCGTCAGTGGCCTGCTCACTGCCAACGCCATCACTGCTGGCACGGCGGTAGCTAGTATTACGCCAACTTTTGCACGGATTTTTAAGTCTGATGGGACCACGGTTGTAATGGACATTTCTGCTGGAGCCTCCAGTGCCAACTTGATTATTGGTGCTTTTACTTCAGGCACTGTGGTAAGTGCAACCAGCTTTACTCACGACATCCGTAACGCAACCCCCACCTACTAAACCAGCCGTAACGACAACTTAAGCAAAGACTGAGCGATGTTACTCAATCAGTCTGCGCTTAATGTTGTTGCGTTAGCAAACAACGCTGCGAGTCCAACGGCAAACTGCGCTAATTCATCTGGGCAGAGCCAAAGCACTGTAGCGGCGCTTGCGCTTGCGCGTTCGTTCGACAGTGCCTCTTCTGAGGCGCAAAGCGGTACGGTAGCAGCTTCCTGTGCTGTTGCCTTGACCGCTACTTCGGACACAGCCCAGAGCAGCACGGCAGCGACTGCCCGTGATGTTGTGTTGACCGCTGCTTCGGGCACCTCTCAAAGCGGTACGGTAGCGACTACTCTTGCTGTTGCATCGACTGCTACTTCTGACACATCCCAGAGCAGCGCAGTAACGACTACTCTTGCTGTTGCACTGACTGTTACTTCTGACACCGCTCAAGGCAGCGCAGTAACGACTACTCTTGCTGTTGAATCGACTGCTGCATCAAGCACATCTCAAAATAGTGAGATAGTTTCTACAAGAGCAATAAGCTCAACGGCAACACTTGAACAGAGCCAAAGTACAGAGGCAATACTAGCTGCAAATGTTAGCAGCGATAGTGCTTCTTCGCAAAGTCAAAACAATACTGCAGCAACTGCATTTGCAGTTAGCTTCACACAGAATTCTGGTCAATCACAAAGTTCGGTTGGTACGGTATACCAACCAAAAAGCGGCTTAAATTCAGTTGTTTTAAATGCGGCGCTTGTCAACGGCACCTCTGCCTTCCGCATAGGATTGAGTAATGCATCATTGCAATCTCAAGGTACGGCAGCAGCTTCAACATTGGCTGTATCGTTTAGCAGCAACTCAAGCCAAAGTCAAAATGTAACGGCGCTTGGGCCGCTACCAATCGACTTTTCAGGGGGTGGATCGCAAGCCCAGACAGCTAGCATTATTGCGGAGCGCGGCCTTAGTTTTGCATTAGCAGCGGGTCAGTCTCAGGCAACCATCATTATTGCGGAGCGCGATCTTGATTTTGTGCTGGCGTCGGGGCAGTCTCAGGCAACCACCATTGTTGCAGAGCGTGCGCTTGATTTTGCGCTGGTGTCGGGTCAGTCTCAGACAACCACCATTGCAGCAACAATTGACCTTGATTTTGCACTTGTGTCAGGTCAGTCTCAGGCAACTAGCATTACTGCAGAGCGTGATCTTGCCGGTGTATTGGCGTCGGGTCAGTCTCAAGCAACCGCCATTGCTGCGACAAGTGCTTTTAATTTTACACTGGTGTCAGGTCAGTCTCAAGCCGCAAATTCAGATAGCTCTTTAAACATCAGTAGCAGTGTTGCTTCGCAACAAACCCAAGCGGTCTTGGCGGCAAGCGAGAGAAGTCTGGCAGGGGAAAATGCCGGAGCGCAAGGGCAATCTCTGCAAGCCGTTCTGGTGCCATCTCTAGACTGCTTGTTTGACTCTTCGCAAAGCCAAGGGAATTCAGCTGTCTTGGTTGCCACAATATTGCTGGCAAGTGCTTCACAACAGTCGCAAACTATCAATGTAAATACTAGTAGAGAATACTTCACAAACTTTACAAGCGAACAAGCGCAAGGCGTTGAATTTGTTGGCACT